TGTAGCCCTTCGTTTCCATTTGATCTATAAAATTTAATTCAACAATTGATCCTTTGGCAAAAGAGGAAGCACATGATTGATCAAACATGTATTCCAGAACTTTTTTGTGATCAATATCTTTAAAGTATTTTTCTTTTGGACAACTCACATTTTAAAGGAGTGCTGGCTATAAATTTTTAAACCTGTTTTCTCTAATTTTATTTATAAAAAAATACCACCAAGAATAATGACTTCCTAGAAATTTTTGTGTATTTATGTTTATTAAATCAACTCACACAACTTGCTAAATCTATCAAAAATGATAGCACCATCTTTTTTGTGGTACTGGTGGTTATCTATAACTTTTTTAATTTTGTCTTTGTTTGAACAAAAGAACACCGCTACATCCTTAGACTCAGCATCTTCTTCAAAAAGTTTTTTATAAATAGAAACCTTCTCTTCAGCCGAAGTGAAATAAGGAATTTTTCCTTCAAACTTCATGCTCCATAAATCGTTCAACATCGACCCCACAGCCTCAGAACTCGTTTCTTTTTTAATCATTTCAATAATTCCATTAACGTTCCCCGATTCTTTGTATCCATGTGACACATAACGTCTGTTGTCGGATTCTGGGCTGTCTTGGAAAGCATCCAAAATATCTTGCCATTTGTTGTGCCAAGCAAGCCAAATAAATTTTCCTTTAACATTGTAATTGCGATCAAAATCTTTACCGAATTGTGGTTGAGCAGCAAGTTTCATCGACACATCCCGGATCAAAGGTTCAAAACCATCTGGGTTGTCAGAATACATTTTTATTAACAGATCAGCATTTCTTTCACGAATTTGAGGTTGGTTGTGAGTTAAAATAATTTTTGCCATAGTTTGAGCATCTTGGAAATCTTCTTCTTCTAGTTGCGATTCTTGCTCTTGACCACGAGGAACATATCCTCCCTCAACATATGCGTTCCAAGCATCTGGTTTAATTGTTCCATTTAAAGATTTAGCAGGCACCGAAAACCCAAGTTTTTTTAAAGTTTCTGCATCTTTTTGTATAATTTGCTCAATAGTCATTGATTTCAAACTGCCCCGATTGTGTCTGTCGAATATGTTATACCAACCCCCTTGAGATCCATTAGGGCCAGATTGCACTGGCACTGTGCCTAAAAGGATATATGCAACATCTCTTGGATCATGATAGTTTTTTGAATTGATTATATCGAGTAATTGATCAATTTTTCTTGATTCATATTCGCCACTCATCACATCAAAATCATGTGCTGTAAATTCATGACCCCCAGCACCGACCATCTTTCCAGAAGCATCTGGAACATATGGGTTGGGCTTAATTGGGTCAAGGTAAACAACGTTTCTAGTCTCATCCACACCTGTAACCACCCAATACGGAGTTTTTCTGACGGCGTAGTCTGCAATTTTTTGACCAATTTTTAAAGTTTTTATATCACGAATGGTGTTTATTGATTGATCTAAGTTTGCATAATATTTTTCAATTGAATCAAATTTAACATCGGCAAATTTTATCATTTGGTGTTCTCGCCCAGCATCAACGGCACGCAGCCAATCATCACTTGAAAAAACATCAACTTGTTTTTTCACACCGTCAGGAACACCATCGATCCCTAAATCACGAATAGTTTTAGGATCTTGATTTTCGTTTATTTTATTTTTGAGCCAATTTAAGAATGTTTTCATTGTTTATCACCAAACATCGTTTACTTTGATTCCAGAATCAGGAGGTGCTACGTAAGGTTTATAACTTCCGCTAGTTAATTTACGTGAATAATCAGCACTGCCGTTATCGCCCAAAGGCAGTCCGGTTTTATTGCATGCTCTTTCGATCTTTTTAATGATTTCTTGACCAGCCTTCACAACGCCCGGATCATTATAAAATTCATGTTTTTCAAAAAAGTAGTTGTCTATAAGCATGTGTATAATATTTCCACCATTGTTTCTGTATTTTGGATCTTGCAATGGATTCAAATCTACAATATTAAACCTGTCTGAACGTGCGTCAATAAGTAAATTTCCGGACTTACTTGAATCAATTAAATACCCCTTGTCATTTAATTTTATAATTTGCATCATTAAACGCTCATAAGCAGCGTCAGATAAACTAGCGGCATCTAAAACCCTTTGTCTATAAGCCTGAATCGCACGATCCTCGGCTTGAGAATCTTGTTTGCTAGTCCCATACGGCTTTCCAGCAGGCGAACCATGCTGAAGTCGCAAAACCTGTACATTGTTGCCATAATGAGCCACTGGTTGGCCAAAATTTTCCCCACCAAAAGGATCATGGGCGGCCACAAGTTCGGGGGGAGATACATCAGGAATTCCCCAAGAGCCTACTTCCCGAACGCCAAACTCTGTTCCGGGTATCCGATAAAACTTTGCATTGCCGCCCACGCCGTCAGGACGACCAGAACGCAACTTCTGCAACAATTGCTCGAATGTCATACCGGTACTCCGAAGATAATCTTGAAATTGCTCAAAATTTTCCTCAGTTAGAAAAAATTGCTGGAAAGTTTTCACGACCTGTCCTTGCGTTCAAGGCGACTTCTTGCATCTTGTCTCACACTGGAAGAATTGTGCAACCAATCTGACTCGTCTCCTCTTCCGTAAGTTCTAACTAAAGTTTTTTCAACATCAGGCCAACTGCTGCTGTGAAACACTACGTTTCCCTCATCGTCTAACACAGCCAATCTATTCGGGGCTTCTTTAGAAACAGTCAAATTATTGCGATCTAAAAGACGCTGTATTTCTTCCACGAAGTCAGCATTAAACATACGAACGCCATTTTCGTCACGTGATAGTTGATCCACACTCATTTCTTTTTTTATTCTATCTCGATTTGCATTAACGGCACTCCAATTGGCCAACGATCTTCCGCCGTAGGAAAGACCACTGGCTCTTGATTTGCCCAGTTTTTCTATGTTGCCGCCACCATAAGCTGGTGGATAAGTATCACGGTATCGATTTTCGTTTAACCACTCTTGAAATGTTTTCATATATGCCTCGATTTTATTAATATTTAGACATTTTAAGTCAATATTAACAACAATAAATAAAATGAGATAATTAAGGAAAATTATCAAAGACAAATGTCAAGGAGGACAAGTGTCAAATGAAAAACATTATATAAATTGTATAGATGGATTGGTAGCTAGACTAATAAGTATTTTTATCAAACTCAGGTTGGCAAGGCAAAATAAAAGCAAATTATTTGTTTATTGGCCAATTAACGAACATTGTGTTGGTCATTTTTTAGACGTATTTCATCCAATAAAAGATATTATTTTTGTAGAAAAAAAAGTTTTGGGCCAAGCGACCAAAATCAATTGGGAAGATCGTTGTCAAAATACTTATTCTCAAGACTTAAAACTATTGCCGCATATTGAAAAAAAAATATTGTATATTCAAAACAAAACAACATCTAATTATATCGCTACACACGTAAGAAGAACGGATATTTTTAATCTGAGCCGTAATCAACCAATAACAAAAAACGAACAATTTTTTAAATGGATAGATGCAAAAATATCAAGATGCAATTTATATTTGGCAACCGATAATAAAGAAACACAAACTATTTTCTTAAATCGCTATAATGATAAAATATTTATAAATGAAAAAATAAATTTGAGGGAGCAAAAAAGACAAACAAGTTTAGAACATGCCGTTATAGATCTTTTTATTTGCATTTATTCAAAAGATTTTATGGGTACAAATTGGTCTTGTTGGAGTGGATTCATCAAAGACTTTAGAAAGTCAGTTTTTTCACAAATAAAACAACTCTAGTTTATAATAAATAGATTATAACAAGCGAAAGGACCATCATGAACGACCCAATGCCCCTACAAGATCTACCAGAATACTTAAAAAATCATAGAAATGGCCAAGAAAACTCGCCTGTTGTGGGCATGGGACAAATCGTTGCCTCAAGAAGCAAATGGCCTCAACGTATTGTTTGGGCCGCAGTAGTTTGCGTGTTTTTGGGAGTTGCCGGTGTTGGAATAGTGGCATTAGCACCAAAAGACATCACTGTCGTTATTGCCGCTAGTGATGTTAACCCAGACTTTATTGCCAATATCGTGTCAGTCGGTGGTGGCAAAGTAGTAAGCGTCACACAAACTAAGGATGACACTTACGAAGTTAAAATGTCGTTGAGGAAAAACGTTAACTCGTTCCTCGATTGGTTACGCAAAAATAAAGACGTTAAAGGGGTTGAGTTGGGGGAATAAAAAACACCCATGACGAATCATGGGTGTTCAATATGGATTCTCAGCAGTCGAGGAGTCTATTGATAACCCTCCCTAGGTTACTGCCAAAACCAAATATTTCCTATTTATAGACTTAAATATTACAGTGTCTGCAATATCGGGATTCAGCAGTCGAGGCGTCTATTGAAACCCTCCCTAGGTTACTGCCAAAACCAAACGCTTCTTTGAAATAAGTTTATCTCCTATTGTGCAAAGACATGATTTATAGACTAAAGCGTTAATAGTCTTATTTATTTATGTTTGAGTATATCGACCCCAAACTCTTTCTTGTACTTTATAAGAGTAAGACAAAAACCATTTTCCCAAATTTCTTTACCTATGGTTTCTATATTTTTTGCAGAATTTTCATCTCGAATCAAAAATTTATTGCATTTTTGGCAATTGAATTTTCTTATTTCGGTATCTATTTTAGGGTGTACATGACCACACGAGTTACAAATTCTTGTGGTATATGGCGTTGGCACCAACACAAACGGGATGAGTTCTTGTTCGCAAATCTCCACCATCAGACTACGAATCTTATCTTGCCCAAAAGACCCATTTCTTTCGCCCGTTGTTAAGTCATCTATGCAAATCGCTAATTCATTTTTCTCACAATAATTTAAAATTTCCAAAACCGCAGACTTGTACAATTGTCGTAGTTTTTTATGGACTTTTTTTGCTTTTTTCCTAAGACCCTTTTCGGAATTTAGATCTTTAAGTTGATATTCTAAAGATTGTATTTTTTTATCTAGTTTGTTCTTTTTAATAACTTTTGTTTTTTTTCCATTGAATTCTATAGTTTTTGAAAAAAACAAAAAAGACTCTGGTGATTTGTTTATATCAAAACCCAAAAATCCTTTCGGCTCATATTTCCAATTAGACTCAAACGTAAGTCTTTGTGTGAAAGTGAAAGCATTTTGCTTTTCACTAAATTTTAAATTTCCACCTTGCGACTCTTTTTTATTTAATAAATTAAATATGTTTTCTTCATGATCAGCAGTCACCGCTCTGTCGTTTTTTCGAAAAACTTTTAAGGGATATTCGTAATATTCTTGTTTATAGAAAGGCATGATTTTTATTATGCCATTTTTTATTTTCACTTGTGAATTATAAAGCCTAGCACAATCTTCTATTTTTTTTGGACGTTTAAATTGTTTTAAATTGGGGAATCTTTCTAATATTGCTAAAATTCTCTCTTGTGCCCATCTAAGAAATCCTCTTTTTGGGATGGACATTTTTTCTACTTTTTCAATTACTTGTTTTCCTTTTTTGTTTATGAACTTGTAATCTTTAAAACCTAAATTTCGATAAAAGTTTTTAAAACCCAAACCATTTTTTTGTTTTTTTGATTTACAAATATTTTCTACAAAACTTTTATTGTTTAAAATTTGTTTGGTTTCTTCAAAGTCCCCAAAATCACCATTTTTACACATTTTAAATAAGGTTTCACAAGTTTTATTTAACATTGTAACAATGTTATTAAAAAAATCATTTTTTATTTTTTCGACAGGAGCATCTATTACAAGATTCACATTTCTTATTTTTTTATTACAATTTTTATAATTTTTATCTTGTTTAAAATACATGCTCTTAAATTTAATAGCAATCCACTCTCTCTTTTCTTTTGCCCACTTATAAATTCGATCTGTTTCTTTTACGTGAAATAAACCCTCGGTACCAGGGAGAAGTGAATTTGTTAAATCTTGCAAAGTATCAACGCTGTCATTTATGTGCATAAAATAGTTTCCTTATATTTGTTGATAGATAAAACTTTACTTACTTATTATTTTTTAGTCAAACAGATTTTTTATCCTTATATTTTTCTTTATATTTCTTAGCCCTGCAACTTTTGCAAATATTCTTACCAGCACTAAACAGATCCAAAGCAAGAACAGATTGGCAGGCATTGCATTCTTTCTTGCCTTCTGATTCATAGGGGTTAGTCTTTTTAAGATGCGGCTTGGGTTTGCTGCCAGCTATATGTCCACCCTCTCGTTCACAAACATATCGACCATTACGAACAATATTCTTATCATAAGTTAAACGAAGTGGGTTGTGAATTTCTTTGCAATATTCACAATAAACTTCGACTTTATCGTTGGCAATACGAGACTGGTAATATTTTTTGGCTTTTGAGAGATTTCTATCTTTCCTTTCTTTGACAAGATCTAAATCAGATATTTTTGAAATAAACTCGTCAGCCCACTTAGTCGCATAATGCTCAGACTTAAAACCTAGTTTATCTTCAGTCCAGACTTCGAACTTCCATCCATTTTGTTTTGCATAAATCTTATTGTCTTCTATTTGGCTTTTAAATTCTTCAAGTCTACGCTCGGGTTTAATTTCTAAAATCGCAACGCTACCGTCAATATAATAAACGATAAAATCAGTTACTCTTTCTCTACCATCTATTGAAAAAGTATGTTGGTTTACATAAGATTTTACACTTTCATCTTCGTCCAAAATAACTGCTGTTTTTAGTTCGTAACTATATTGATAGTATATAATTTTTGGAACAGCTTTTTTAGTTTCGTAATAACCTTGTCTTCTATTTTTTAGTGCAACTTTTCGCTCTAATCTTAACTTATAAATCCATCTCTTTTTTCCTGCATCAAAAACCTGCACCAATCCTCGGTTTTTAGCCCAATCCCTCTCTGTTATGTTGGAGGGACAACCTGTGAATTTTTTACATTGACTTTGTTTGCTATAAGCTATGTTTATGTCATCTTCTTTTAAATAAACATAATCGGGGGGCAATATACAGTCCAAAGAAAAGTTTAATTTTTCATATATGCCACCAGAACTCATCCGTTCATCGCTAAAACTTATTATTGAATATATTCCTTTTTCTAGTGCCCATTCTTTGGCTCTGGCAAACATTTTACTTGCACCGCCAACAACTCTAACTCCAGATTTAAAGCATAGCCGATCTAAAACGGTTGCTTTACTATCTCGGTTGTGTCTGCCCAAAGATAGTACACCCAATAAGTCATCTTTTAAAAATATTCCAAATGAAACAATGGATAGTTTATTTGAACCTTGTATGTGATACAAATCACAAAACTCTCTATGGAGTTTTAGATTTATTTCCTTAACTACACACTTTCGAGCATAAACTTTATGTTGCTCTTGGGAATAAGAATTTATATGAGAAACGATCTGCTCTGATCGTTCATTCCACTCATGCTTAAAGAATATAAAGGTCTCAGGGTCAACCTTTCTTTCTTTTTTTAAGGTCTCAGAGATCCACTTTGGTTCTGGTATTTTTTCTAGAACTATTATGTTGCTCATGTCTTATTTATGCCTCGTTAAGGGCATTGTACTCAATATCATCTTAAACATCAATATTAAGGAGCAAAAATGTTGTATTGACAAAATAAAAATAAATGGTATAGTTTTAGTAACTTTTAAGTTACTAATTTATGCTACAATTTGAATAACTCAGTAACTTTAGCCATTTATTGAACTCCTTTTCGTTATATTTGTCGGCCTTTGATAAATTTTCTGGACCCGGCATTGGTCTTAAGTTTGGTAGGCAATTAATTATTTTAAGATCATAAATCCCAGCATCTAAAAAAGCCTGAATAGGGAAGTAATGATCTACATGCCACTCCTTGCCCTCACACAACTTCATATTCGGATGATTAAGAATATGATCCTGAAGTTGCTGCGGAGTGTAGCCTAACAATTCATGGGTATAACGTGTTTTCTTTTCGCCAGTAGCACGCATGTACCTGTGAATAAATTGACCACACATTTTACGGAATCGTTTACGCATCTTAACTGCGTCACGATCCGGGTCATACATATAACAGTTAACCCCGGACTTCTTTTTCTTGCCACATTCCCAACAGTTGGGAAATCTTGTAAAATTAGACCAATATGCTTCAACTTGATTGCCGCATTTACAAATATATTCAATTCTAGTTCTTTTACATTGAATCCAAGAGCGAACAAGTTGGCAACCATGTTTATTACAAAATATATTAAGATCTGATTCAGAAGTACGAAGTTCCGCTGAATTTTTTTTAGATTTACAATTTAAGCATCGCCTGCCTCTTCTAAAATTACCAAAATCAACCCTAGCAACTGTCCCGCATGAACAACGATAAGTAATAGGATCTACACTTCTTTTGTATTCTTTTTCAAGAAGCTCACAACCCTGTTCCTCAAAATACTTTTTAACTTCTTCATATGAAAATCTTCTCCCGCCACTGGCCGCAGAACAATTGTAGCACCCTTTACTTTTGCGAAATCCTATAAGGGAAGTTTGGGCTATTAGACCACAACTACACCTGTATTTCATTGATTTTGTGTTGCCCTGATACTCCGATAAAAGTTGACAACCTTTGGCTTGAAATTCTTGTTCCACCTGTGTCTGTGTTAGTCTATTGGCCATCTTAAAAGCTCCTTTAATATAAGCATAGTAAAGAATGGCAAATTTTGCAATAGGAGCAAAAAAAGAAACCGCATGGTTTCCCATGCGGTTTCAAGTTTTTATTGAGCTTTATGCTGCAATGCGTATTGCGTAATTATCATACGATGAAGTTAGCAATCGACATTCTGGCATAAAATTTTGCCCCTTCCCTTAATAATTTCTTTCCGTATCGAGTCAGGATTCCCTTGCGTGGGCAGAAGGATTCTGGGTCGAGTACGACTGGGGTTTGGGTGAGTGGCACGTATGGGCAGTAGAAGTATCCGCTGTCCATGTAGCTGTCGCCCTTGTAGCCCATGAGGATTTGACCTTGTGGGAACAATGGATCCTTATACAGTCTCCAACGATTGTTGATTGTGCCAACATATTGGATGCCGAGTGAACTTGTGAAAGTCTCACTTGGTGCTGGTGCAAAACCGGCTGTAGCAGTTTCGAAAACTGATGCAACTTCAGGTGAAGTCACGAGCCAGTTGCAGCCACCACGAAGTGTCTTACGATGCACAACGTTGCTGACTTCAACAACCTTCACGTAGAGTGATTCATACTTCTCTTTGATGGTGTCACCGAGAGCAGTATTGAAATCCCACACAGCAACCGTACCAGCGTTGTTACGAAGGTCGGTAAGCACCTCACGGTCGATTTCGAGATTGATCTCTTGTGCCAAAACGGCAGTGAGTTCAGCCTCGGCATCGAGGTTGTGCTGTGAGCGAAGATCTTGTTGGGCTTCATAGCTCCAAGCAGCCTTCAACTTACGAGTCTTAGCAGCAATTTCTTCTGATTCAACAACGAGGTTGACTTCAGGCAGATCTTGATTGCATTCCATGTTGTATTCATATGACATAACAACACTGTTAGCACCTGGATCGTTGTTCCAAGAAAGGGTCATTTCGCCAGTCACAAGATCAATGGTGCCGCCACTTGCATAGTTGGTTGGCGATCCGATTGGGCTGAAGGTGAAAGTACCATTCTCAGCAACAACAAATGTTTGAACAGCAACTGTGCCGTCATAAACGGTGCCAGTCAAGGTTCCGGCAAGAACTGGGGTGTGCTCAAGTGGAGCGTACACCGAAGTTGTATCTCCGCCAGCATCAGTCGAACTTGTTTCATTTTGAACAAATTGATGAGTGTAGAAGATGTCTAAATTGCCATCACCGCTAGCAAGTTGTTGTAACGATGTTGCGTCGTCGCTTGGATAGCCGCTATTGAGGTCAGCACCACGCATAGCACCCTTGTTTGAAGAGTATCTAAAACGGAGATAGTAGACCAAACCGGTTGGGCCAAGTAATGGTTGGACCGAAACGATTTTGTTGGCGATCAATTGTGGATAGATACGACGGACGAGTGGTATCGAAATTCTTTTGAATTGCGAAATGTCACCGGTGTCGGTCATAGCTTCGTTCATAAGACGTTGATTTTCGAGAAGAACAGCGGCAGAAGCTCTCTCGTAGCGGTCGGTGATGCCATCAAGCATCGACTTGCCGTTACGAAGAGGCTTGGACCATCTGGTCTCGATCTCACGTGCTTCGTTGAGGAAACGTGCGTTCATAATATTTAATCCCTCTTTCTAATGAGTTCGATGTAATTTTTTTGGTATCAGGTTTGTTCAAGACCTGAAAGAACCAGAAGATCGGCTAAAGGATCATGACCCTCACGCAGGTCAGCCTCTTTTGCCGATTTTTCAGTTGGAGCGGCATATTCACTAATGATTTGCTCGTTCACAACTCTTTGTCCACGCCCACTTGCATTCTCTTTCTTATTCAATCTATTCGTTTTCTCGGCTTTTGTAGCCTCGGTAATCACTTCGTGAGCCTCACGGACTTGCTCGGTCAACTTGTTGTTTTGAGTAGCAAGACGAACGTTTTTGGCTTCAATAATTCTCATTTGACCTTTAAGGGCTTCAACTTGTTTTTGCATTTCTTCAAGTTTTGCCGATGTTACATTGTTGATGGTGTCGTCACCGATATAATCAGCGAGAACTTCAGCCATCTTTTCAACTGCAACTCTTTGTTCAAGTATGCTTGGATCGCTGAGAACATCACGTTTGGCTGACTCGTACATTTCTTGTTCTTGTAGCGACAAGAATTGATCAAGTTTGTCAACCATCATGCTCTTCATTTCTTGAAGTTTCTTATCGGCTTCTTCGTATATTTCTACTTCAAGATTTTCGTTGCGACCTTTTTCTTTTTGTAGTTCGCCATAGGCTTCTTCAAAGCCTTCTTCTAACGCTGTTTCGAATTCTTCACGTTGTTCATCCAAACGAGCCATCAAAGACTGAATCATGTCATAAGCTTGTTGATAGCCATTTTCAGCGATGACCTCATCAGCCTTACGCTCTTCAGTAAGTTGCTCGTAAGCCTCGTCCAATTTGGATTGGAACTCCGCTTCAAGTGCAGCGACGTTTTCAGCCATCATTTCTTCGACGGCTTTGGCAACCTCATTGACATGCTCAGCAGGAAGGATGCTCTTCAATGCTTCTGTAATTTTATCCATTAGCCTAACCTCGACTTAATTTCTTGTGTTTGAGATTTTACAAAGCCGCTTAAGTAAGCGATTAATACCTCTTTGTTAACATTATGTATGCTGGAGCTTTCATTTTTCACAGCAATTTTTGATTTTTGTTGTGTAGAACGAATTTGCTCTTTAACTTGAGGATTAAAACTCTCACCTTTAGCAACGACTTTTTCTTGGAATGCAGCAAAAGTGCTGGGGTCTGCAACGGCGTCGAATGTGATAAGTTTATAACTCTCACCGATGACAAGAATGCCATCTTCGTTCACCTTTCCATTACCAACTCCTCTTGAACTGATACCAACTTTAACGCCGCCATCAATAAGACTTTTCAAAATCATACCAGACGGTGTGTTTAGGATTTCGCCCTCGCCCATGAGAACGTTTCCTTCCCACCATAGTTTGGTAACTACGTGAGATGTATTTGCAAAATGTATAATAGAATCTGTTGGGTGATCTAACTCACCAACAAGTCTACGATCATCTATCGCCTCTTGAAGACGGCCAATGTTTTCACTTAGCACATCAAAAGGGTACATTCTTTTGTTTTTGTTTACTGCTTCAGCCTCTTGGAACTTGCCACGGAACTTAGTGAGTCCACTTTTCATAGTAGACTCACTAAGTTGTAGTTCGAATCCAGAGCTAGCACAGCAATCGATGAGTAACATCTGATCCATTGTGTCTGCTCCTTAATTATTATTTGTCAACAACTAAATCCTTTTCTTTGCCGTGATTCATTTTGTAACCTTTTCCGCCTGTTCCAACCTCTTCCTTTGGTACGTAAGGGTTTTTCAGGTTTGGGAAAGTGTCTTTGGATCCGCTCAGCAAGTCGCCTTTATCTTTATCAACTCCTTTTTCACCCTTCATGGTGTAAGTTCCGAAAGGAGTTGGCACGTAAGGGTTCTTAAGGCTTGGGAAAACATCGTTTCCGCCTTCTTGACCCATGCCCTTATTTCTCATTTCTTTTGAGTGTTTGCCACCCTTGTAACGCATATCATCTGATCCCACTGCGGGAAGAGGATCGCCGTAATCACCAGAGAAGTCTTTTGATGGAGCATATCCATGAGCAGCCTTTTTGCTCATCTCTGGATGATCGCCATTAAGAGTTTCGTGTGGTTTATTGGAAACAACCCAAATTCCTGATTCAAGATTGGTTTCGATTAACGAAGCAAGATACTCGGCTGTTTCTTCGGCAATTTCTAAAGTTGGTTTAACTTCGTTGTTTAAAACAGCAGCCAAATCATTGAGATAAGATGCAGTTTCGTTCATAACCGATTTGACGCCTCGGCGTTCGGCTTTTTTGTAAACAACTTCAAGTGATTCATAGAGATCGCTGAAAACTTTGCGTTCCAATCCAAATTTTTCATCTAATGATGGGTAGAATTTTTCAACTACCGATTGGAAGAAAGAGTAGGGATCAACGCCTTCTTCTACTTTGTTTGCAGAAGCAAGGTG